GTTCATGAACATATGGCTAAGTTGTATGGTGTTGATTATGAAGAAAGTAAAAAGCTTTCATTTAAGTATTTATATGGTTATATTCCCGATGAAGTGAAAGAAAATAATGAATATTTTAATCAAGTTAGTATTTATATAAACACTCTTTGGAGGGAATACAAATCAAATGATTTTATTCTTTCAGATATTTATAGTAAGAAGATATATAGGAAAAATTTAACAGGTATGAACGCTAATAAATTGTTTAACTACACGATTCAGTTGATGGAAACAGAAAACAATATGAAAGCTTTATCAGAGTTAATTCCTAAAATCAAAGACTATGAAAGTAAATTGATACTATATAGTTACGATAGTTTTTTGTTTGACTTTAATATGGAAGATGGATTAGATTACCTAAAGGAAGTCAAAGAAATATTAGAACAAGATGGTAAGTATCCAGTTAAAGTGAGCTGGGGATTAAATTATCATGAAATGAAAGACATTACGGAGAAGTTTGTATGATTCCAAATCTACAGAAAATATTAAAGGAATGGAGTTACAGAGTTGGTGTTATTAAGCCAACTAATATAGAACATCTAGAAGAATTAAAAAGTATACTAATAGAAGAAGATTGGTCATATGATGCTACAAATGAATTTATTCAGAATTTAACTGAAGATGAAGATGATAAATATGTATCCATTGGTTATGGTAGATATAAAGAAAAAGGTAAAGAAAAAGATTCTAATGCTGATGTTTTTGTAAAAACTGATGCTGGTAAATACGTAAAATCATCAGACCAAAAAAGCGATGACAAAGGTGAAAAACCAAAAGAACCAGATGGTAAAGATTTAAAAGGTAAAAGTGATTTCGATAGAGATGCTAAACAACTTACACCTAGTAAAGATTTTCAAAGAGACATAGGTAAAGATGAACCAAAAGAAAAAGGTGACAATGAATCCAAACAAAAACATATATCAAGTGGTTATGTAAAAGGAGCTGCACCTGGTAATGCTGGTTCTATGTATAACGAGATTATGAGTGGAGAGGTTTCTGATTTATTACAAGATAATCCTGATGCAACAGAAGAAGATTTGGTAAAAAGTATTTTAGATAAATATGGTGATTCTAATTTAGCAAAACAAAATTCAAGTAGTAAGATGGCTGGTGGTTTAAAAACAGGTGAATTACCAGATGGACTACCAAAAGAACAAAGAGAATTATATACTAAAACATTGATTGCAGTTAGAAGTGGTAAAAGAAAACATCAAAGGTCACAAAATGCATCAAATGACTTAGGATGGAAAAATACAGAAACATCAGAATATTTTGGTGATAAGGCTGGATTAAAAAAACAAGAGGAAGATATAAAATCCTCATCAAGTGTAGTTGATTTAGATGGTAATGAAATACCAAAAGACGAAATAATAGAATTAATTAGAGTTGGTGGGGGTGGAGATAATCCATCAGATACTGCAACTATTATTAAGAATGATAAAGGTCAAGCCACAATTCTGTTTACATCAGATAAAGATTCTACAAGTGCTATTATTGCTCAATCTTCTAATAAAGCGGAAGCAACACAAACTGATGATGCTATTTTACAATTAGGTGATGATGGAAAATTATCACAAAGTGAGTCAGAAGCTGTGGCTGGAGAGAGAAGAAATTATGCAGATGGTTTATCAGAAATAGAAACTAAGTTAAAAAGTGTTACTAATGAACCAGCTAAACACCTCAAAGATAACTTTGATGATAAAATACTTAACGCTTTAATTAATTCTTCAGCTGGTAGTAATTCGAGGAAGTATTTTGATGCAATAAAAAAGAGTTTTAGCACCGATAAAAAAATACCTAAAACAGACAAAAAGTATTCAGATTTCCTACCTGATGGTTCAGATACACCACCAACTGATAAACAAGTTGCACAATCATTTTTGAATTACTCTACATCTGGTGTGAAAGACTTAACTACAGACCAACAGAAGATGATTGGTAGGGCAAATTCTCAAGTAGGAGGTCCTGATGTAGACGATTCTGTTGAAAAAATAAGAAAAGATTCAATTGATTTACTTGATAAACAAATAGAAGAACTTGACCAAATAAAAATTGATGGTGTTGGTTTGGGAACTTTTATTGAAGGAAATAATATTTGGAAACAAGGGCATATGGATGCAATAGATGGTAAAAAAGGTGTTCATAAATATAGGGGTATGTTTGAAACAAATCATGCTGGTGTTGTGTTGGATGGAAATGTCTTAAAGAAAGCTTTGGGTGTTAATTCTAAAAAAGAATTTTTGAAAAAATTACAAGTAGACAAAGCAAATGTTCAGGTATCAAGAACCAATAGAGTTACAGGTTCTACTGGTCTAGCTTACATAATGGTTGGTAAAGAGAAAGTTCCAATTATGGAAAAAAGACAAAGAACAAAAGATGGCCCTCTCGGAAAGTTACAGACGGTTTATAAATGGACACCAGAGTTTGAAAAATTAATAAAGGATAATCAGTAATGAGAACTCAACTACTGTGTACATTCGTAAAACGAAATAGATTTAAAGAAATCATAGGTATTATTATAGCTTGTAATGATATCGTATTTGATAAAATTTATGTATTTCAAAATGAAAATGATTATGGTCAATTAATATGTACATATAATGTAGAGTATGATGAAGACTTTGTACAAGGTATACCAGACACTATCTCATTACATAGAAAGAAAGACACGAACACATTATATACAATCAACGCACTTAACGATTTAATTCGTGAACTTAATGATGGTAAATTAGATAAAACATTTCCAATAGATTGGAAGAATTATAGAAATTCATTATTACTAACAGGTGAAGATGGGTTGAATAAAATACCTACTAGAATCTATACAATAGTAAACGTAAATACTTGGGAAGACAGCGAAAAATAATTGTATTTTCAAAAACTTGATTATACTTATATAAACAATGGTTACACAACGAAAGTAACTAACAAATAACAACTAACTAATTAAACAATGGAGAATATAAAATGGATTTAAATGCAATCAAAAGTCGCCTTAATCAATTACAAACCACAAATAATAGAACATCAAATCTTTGGAAACCATCACCTGGTAATCAAATTGTTCGTATTGTACCTTATAAGTTCAATAAAGACAATCCGTTTATCGAGTTGTATTTTCATTACGGTTTAGCTGGAAAGAATTATCTTTCACCTATATCATTTGGTAGACCAGACCCGTTTGAAGAGTTCGCTCAGAAATTAAAGGGAACAGGTTCAAAAGATGATTATCGTCTAGCTAGAAAAGTTGAAGCGAAGATGAGGACATATGCTCCTGTTATTGTACGTGGTGAGGAATCACAAGGTGTTAAGTTTTGGGGATTTGGAAAAACAGTTTATCAAGAACTACTTTCTATAATCGCAGATCCAGATTATGGTGATATCACAGATGCAGTAAGCGGTCGTGATGTTGCTGTAGAGTTCAAAACAGCCGAGGAAACTGGTGCACAGTATCCATCGACTTCAATCAGAGTCAAACCTAATCAGACTCCTATCACAGAAGACGCATCTTTACTTGAGACGTTAACAGAGAATCAAAAGAATATTACTGATATATATCAAGAACAATCTTATGATGACCTAACTCAAGCGTTGAACGACTACCTTCAAGGTGGTTCTACAACTGAAGAAGAATCTAAAGAAGAGAAGAAAGTAGCTACTCCAAGTACTACTTATAGTTCTAAAGAAACTTCAGATGCATTTGACGACTTATTTAATAACTAAATAAAAACATAATAGTGGGTAGTTGTTCACAGAGATGAATGTAAGTGCAGTGACGCTAACTGCCCACCTATTTAACAATTAAATAAAAAACATAATAGTGGGTGTTGAAGCCAACACTAATAAAACCGAGTGTGTGTAAAAGCCGGACATACCCACTTTTATATAGGAGAACTATATGTCAACAAGAGATGACTTAGCTGGTGTCTTAGCCGACACCATTAACAAACAATTCAAGGATATGAAAGTAGCATATTTCCTTGATGGTTCAGACACAACACCTACTGATATCAAAGACTTTATTTCTACTGGTTCAACCATGTTGGACTTGGCAATATCAAACCGACCTGATGGTGGGATTGCTGTTGGTAGAATAACAGAATTGAATGGTTTGGAGAGTAGTGGTAAATCCTTAATCGGAGCTCACGTACTTGCTGAAACACAGAAAAAAGGTGGTGTTGCTGTTTATATAGATACAGAAACTGCAGTTAGTACTGATTTCCTTGAGGCTATCGGAGTCGATGTTGAGAGTATGTTATATCTACACTTAGAAACAGTAGAAGATATATTTTCAGCTATCGAAGAGATAGTCGCTAAGGTTCGTGAATCAGACAAAGATAGGTTAGTAACTATCTTAGTAGATTCATTAGCTGCCGCTACAACAAAAGTAGAATTAGAAGCAGAGTTCGACAAAGATGGTTGGGCTACTTCTAAGGCTATTATCCTTTCTAAAGCTATGAGAAAGATTACTCAGATGATTGGTAGACAGAGAGTAGCTTTGGTATTCACAAATCAGTTACGACAGAAACTTGGTGTAATGTTTGGAGATCCGTGGACTACAAGTGGCGGTAAAGCATTACCATTCCATGCTTCAACTCGTATCAGACTAAAGAATGTTGGTCAGATAAAAGATACTAAGAAAAACACTATCGGTATGAAGATGAGAGCACAGGTCATAAAGAATAGACTTGGGCCACCCATGAGACATGCTGACTTTGAACTTTACTTTGAGAGTGGTATTGATAACGAAGGTAGCTGGTTACACGTTATGAAAGAACACAAACTTGTAAAACAAGGTGGTGCTTGGTATACTATGGACGACCACAATGGTAAAGAGATTAAGTTTCAATCTAAGGATTGGGCTGAATATCTAGAGGATGACGAATTTAAATCATATTGTTATGAGATGATTTGTAGTAAAGTCGTTCTTAAATACGAAAAGAACTTTGGTATTGATGACGTTGTAGTTGAAGAGGAAGTTAGTGAGTAATAAAAAATACTTATCCATATTCGAAGAGATAAAGAAAAAGGGTGGTTCATTAGATGATGGCAACCCTAACGACAAGGTACTACTAATAGATGGTCTAAACACGTTTATCCGAGTGTTTAGTGTTATACCAACTACTAATGAGGATGGTATTCACATTGGTGGAATAGTTGGTTTTCTAAGAAGTATTGCTTATGTCGTGAACATGATTAGACCTACCCGTGTCATCATAGCATTTGATGGCAAGGGGGGTTCTAGTCGGCGTCGTAAGATATATCCTCAGTATAAACAAAACAGAAAAACAAAGTATCGTGTAAATCGTTCTAATAGTTTTGCATCAAAAGATGATGAGAGAATGAATATGATTATGCAGATACAAAGAGTAGTTGAGTACTTAGAAGCTTTACCACTTACTGTTTTGTCTTATGATAACATTGAAGCAGATGATACCATAGGATATATCTGTAGACAAGTTCTTACTAAATCTCAAATTACAATCATGTCTACTGATAAAGACTTCTTACAGTTAGCTAATGGTAGGATAAAGATTTGGAGCCCAACCAAAAAGAAAATGTACGATGAGGATGCTGTGTTAGAAGAATATGGTATTTCATCTCACAATCTGATTTGGTACAGAGTATTGGATGGTGATAAGTCAGATAACATTAGTGGTGTTCGTGGTCTTGGACTAAAAACAATACAGAAGAAGTTACCATTCCTTAGTGAAAGTCGTATAGTGAAGATGGATGAAGTTGTAAATGAATTACCAGAACATAAAGATACTATAGATTTAAACTACAGATTAATGCAATTATCTGATGTTGACATCTCAGCTTCTACAAAAACAAAAATAATAGATAGAGTAAATGCACCAATAAATAGGTTGATAAAGTTTAAGTTTGAAAAGATGTTTTTAGAAGACAAATTGTATACAGCTTTACCTAATCTAACTAGTTGGTTATTGACTAACTTTAATCAACTTAATCGTTATGCAGAAAAATCACACAATCAATGAGTGTAAACTACGAAGTACTGAATAAGTTTTTGGATACAGATACTCTAGAATTAGAATATCACAGAGTTACTAACAATATTAAAAAACTTGATATTGAAGAGGGTATTGCAGTAATATTTAAGTATTACAGAGAACAAGGATTTCCACATTATACTATCAGAGATGACGAAAAGTATGAACATATGAAAAAACTAAAAAAGTTTGATGTGAATACAATACTAGATGGTGATAAGATAGTTCAGACAATGCATTGTTTGAGACTCGCGTGGACTTACTTCCCACATTTTTGGGAAGTTAGATGTGGTAGTGCAAAGATGTCTCCTATGGAAATATTTTTAGATGATGATAAGTTGAAATCAACAATACGAAAAACTTGGAACTTTGAGTTAAAACATTACAAGGGAGAAGAGGGTAGAGAGAAGAACAAATTTCATGAGAATAGATTTAGACAGTCTTTGAAAATTTACTCGGGTACACAGGCTGTATCTAACTTCAGACCTACAGCAGCTAAACTAATCTATGAGAAGTTTGGTGGTGATACTATTTGGGATATGTCATGCGGATGGGGTGGTAGGTTACTTGGATTCTTATCAGCTAAAAATACAAAACATTACATAGGTACAGAACCATCTACTAAAACATATGATGGACT